ACCTAGATAATAATATCCGCCTTTTAACGGGATATCGATCCCGCAATTTACTGCGATATCCACACCGCGGACGCGTCGTTTGGTTTTATAAAATGCTTCTTTTAATTCACTCATATTTTTATATTCACTCATTATTTACTCACTTTCAATTAATAGGGTTGTAAGATCATCAATTTGGTTTTTAACCTCGATCATCTCATCATCGAGCGGATCCGCGTTGTTATATTTAATTTGTCCGTTTGCATAGCTTTCAAGATCTTTAATTTGGTTCTGTATTAAGTCTTTATATTCCATGTTTTTACTCACTTTCTTATAGTTATTAAATAGTTTTTACCACGAACCCGCTTTTATCCTTGCGCGCTTTGCCTTTTGCATATAACCCGATAATGACATTTTTAGGATCATAAGCGCGGACGTCTGAATTATCACCATCTAACACTTTGCGACCCATAAATTCTATTGGCATGCTTTCACGTTTATCAAATACCACCGCAATGCGGTTCAAGTTATCGTTTAATAATGCTTTTTCGTTATATTTCGCAAACGTTGAAACACCGCTATAACTGAAAGTTAGATCATAGTTATCAGGGATATTTTTGCGGTTCGGTATTTTCGTATAATCGTAGAATTGTACGTTTGGAAAAGCTTCAAAAATATTGTTATATGCGACGCCTTGCGAATTAGTAAACGCTATATTTTCCCATTTGATGTCACTTGTCCCGTTTAATCTAACCATGGGTTTCAAGTTTTCGCGGTTAGCTTTTCGGATCAATGCATTAATTGAATATTCTAGATCTAACATGAACGCGTCGCGATCCTCGAAAAAACGTTTGGTTTTATTTAATCGCGCTATTTGAACACTATTAAAAGAACCACGTCCCGCAGAATTTAAACACGGTTTTTTGCATCCCGCTAACTCTGCCATAGGGCAAACTTGATAACCGCTAAGATCCGACGGACTTAGATAGAGGATTCCCGTTAACACTTGATCATTTTCAACGCCTTTTGACGTTTTCGCGTCACTGTTAAAACCTAAGATCAGTTTTCTTTTTGATGCTTTCATAATGTACTCACTTTCGTTTGGTTATTAATTATTAAGTATTGCATGGTTCGCATTATAACTTTATTTTTTCTTATTTGTAAAATAACACGGTTTATTTGATGCTAAGTTATTGATTTTAAAAGGGTTCATGAGGTTCATAACTTGGTATTTGACTAATAGAACCGCTGAAAGCCTTGATTTTACTGAGTTTTGTTATGTAAAAAGTGTTTAAAGTTCATAGGTTCATAAAGTTTTAGATATAGTCCGAGAATAATATCCATGTTTACACCGCGATAGATTGACTCGACCGCGTCGTTGTTCTGAATATTCCCCTGATATACCTAAAAAAACCTTGAACTTATGAACTTCTTAATATAATCAATGACTTAGCTAACAGATTTTATTGAACCATTTTTTGAACCACGAAAAAACCTAGTTAAATCAAACACTTACAAACTTTACTAATAGAACCTTGTACTTAAGTCATTGATTTTGTTAGGTTTTTGTCCAGGAATAGCTTTATTATACACTTAGTAGAGCCTGGCCTAGCAGAATTCCTGGTATTTGTCAAGTTACGAACCCCACCCTACCCCGACCAACCAAGTTGACAATGTGACTCCGCATATGCTGTATTACACTTAGTCGCAAATAAACGCTGACTACGATTTCCCAACCGAGCGACCCCCACCCCCCTTATTTGACATATACCCCCGTCATCAAAACAAAGCCGAACGAAAAAAATATTTCGCAAAAAATTTAGAAAAACACGGGACAGGTTCCCAAGACAAAGTTGGCATTAGTGGACTAAAATAAAAAATAAATATGGTAAGGAGACCACTATGAAAACAATATTAATACTTAGCATCGCACTGGCCAGTGCAGTGTCATACGCAGATAACCACGAGCCAAAAGACGCAGACTTAAAAAACTGTATTGAGTTTAAAGATCAATGGGTTTGTGAAAAGCACACTAAGGGACGCAAACTACATAAAAGCCCTGTACGCAAGGTTCATAAAGAAGTCGTTGTAGTTCAGAAGTAAACACGGTTGTTTAATGTTTATCGTTTATCGTTTAACGTTTAACGTTATGCGTTAAATAGGACTGATTCTCATTTCTGCAGTGAAAAACAAAACCCGATAGAATTAGGGTATGAATTTAGACGAAATTTTTCATTACGGAATACTTATAATATTTTTAGGGATGTTTGCTTGGTCATTTATTGCCTGATATAATCAGCGGATGACCCCTATAAAATTAGAAGCACCCCTAAACGAGTACGAATATACAAACTTGGCAATAGAACTTCTTGCTGATAATAGTATATTTCCTTGGTATTACCACGCATCAACCGCTTATCGTGACAATGAGGGGGCTGAATCCCTATATCAGTTCGTACACGTAGCCTATAAAGACGGTAATATGAACACCAACCACTATTATTTTAGTATTGTGATGCGAATTATAGAAAAAGCAGAGCAATTGTTGGGTAAACAACTAGAAATCTACCGAGCTAAACTCAATTTACTCCCAAGACAGCCCCATAATGAAGAAGATCTAGAAAAAGCAATTCATACAGATATAGATGAAGAGGGATATGTGTCGATTATTTACTATTTAGAAGATTCAGATGGGGATACTGTTCTATATAAAGATGAAAAAGAAGAGTTAGAGCGGTTTACCCCCGTAGCAAACACAGGTATTATATTTGATAGTAACACACGGCACCGTGCAACACCGCCAACAAAAAATAAAGCTAGGCGAGTTATAAATATAATTACTAAAGTTCTTTAGGATCGAACCCGTAAACGGAGGCTATATGTCTGATGATGGATTTGAAACGTTTGTTCTCATGGTCATGGTATTCTTGTTCTTTTACTTTATAACAGTATAGATGTGCCATTTCATGTAAGAGTGTTTTACAGATTGTATCAAAGTGAGAATTACGTGCACTACTAATATAGATTGTATTTTCGTCGGGAGCAAACTCTCCTAGTATATCTTTGCGACGAGTCACTTTAAGTTGTATCTGATGAGCATGAGGCATATCAAGTTTATCAAATGGCTCCATGCGACAGAGAGTCTTGTAAAGAAGTTTAAGGTTTTCGTTAGTGAGTAAGCTCATTACTCAGACGGTGTATCTACTGGAGTAACCTTCAACGCAAAATCTTGTTCAAAAATGTAATCGTTCTCTGCAAGTTTATATTCGATCATTTGACGAGCAGGACCTGCTTCATCGTGGTATGTATCTAACACCGCTTCTTCGTTTTCTGCTTCAACTTCAACAACAGTATTTTTAAAATAATTTCTTCTTACGTGTAATTTATATTTTGGCATTTTTCCACAAAGCTCCTATAGTAATTAAGTTAATGGGTCCAAAGTTTATATCTTTCCATTCTATTTGCATTTGGGATACTTCGGAATAAATTTCTCCGGAAGTTGAACATAGTCTTGATGTAAGCATGCGGTTGACCATGTTTTATACTCTCCTTGTATACATTCTTGAAAATACTGTGTGGCATATGCACACGACTCGAAGTTGCCGATATATTCTCGGTTATCATCTACATATAAAATTAAAAGCCATTCTAACATGCTAGTACCTCTAGCAAAAATCTAGTTTATTATTATACTCTTTTTTTAAAATTATATGTTACAATTCAATTTAACAGCTGCAAATTAATCATAAGGTGTAAACAGCGACACATGTCAGACAAAGAAATTCAAACTATTGAACTTGATGAGGATATTGATAATCCTGAAATAATTGTCCCACACATTGAAAAGGACATACCATTACCTAAGTCTCAAAAAGAAGCGCTTCCTGAAATGACAACGGAAGAAGAAATTAATGTTCGCGCTAATACAGTTAACGCAATTAGTGAAATTAATAACAAAGAATTAAAACCAAACGAAAAACACAAAGTACAGGCAGAAAGATTAGCCGAGCAGATAATAAAAAATCCTGAGAAGAAACCTGAGTTTACTAAATATGAAAATGAAACCTTAGCCTACCTTGCCGGGATCGTTGCTCAATCAAGTGAAAAGATTGTTAAAGAGTATACTGAGTTTAAACATTACATTGTAAATCGTGCTGTACAAGAAGCTGAAATGGCAAAGACAGCAAGAGATCGACTCTCAGCCTTACGCATGCTAGGAGAGGTGGACGGAGTTGATGCGTTTAAGAAGAAAACAGAGATTACTCACGTGACTAAAACGGGTAAAGAGTTAGAAGAAGAATTATTAAAAACAATTGAAGAGTTAAAAGGGAAAGTTATTGAAGGTGAAGTGTTAAAAGAGGACGAGAATAATGATTAGTCCTAAAGACTTAGAGTTAATCCAAAAAGCTTTACCTCAAATGTCTGAAACAGAAAGACAAAAACATTTAAGTTTATTATTAGAATATAAGAAAGAGATTATTAAAGAGAAAGGGAAAGCAACATTTTTAGATTTTATTAAACATGTCTACCCTGATTATAAAGTAGGAGCACACCATGCTAGGTTGGCTAAATTATTTGAAGATATCGCTAACGGAAAGAAAAAACGCATTATTGTTAATATTGCTCCTCGACATGGAAAGAGCGAACTCATTTCGTACCTCGCCCCCGCGTGGTTTTTGGGTAACCACCCGCATAAGAAGATTATCATGGCATCGCATACAGCTGACCTTGCAGTTAATTTCGGTCGTCGAGTGCGTAACCTTGTGGGTAGTGACGCATATAAAGATGTGTTCCCGAATGTTGAGCTCCAAGCAGATTCGAAATCGGCTTCTCGTTGGGGTACTAACTATAATGGTGAGTATTTTGCCATTGGTGTTGGCGGCGCTCTCGCTGGACGCGGGGCTGACCTCTTTATCATCGATGACCCGCACTCAGAGCAAGATGCTAAACTCGGAAAGGCAGATGTATTCCTCCCCGCTTGGGAATGGTTTCAATCAGGTCCCTTACAACGGCTTATGCCAGGAGGAGCCATTATCGTCGTTATGACGCGATGGTCTAAGCTAGACCTCACAGGACAGATTGTTAATCAGATGATTAAGAATGATGAGGTTGATGATTGGGAAGTGGTAGAGTTTCCTGCGATATTGGAAGATAAAAGTGGTGAAGAAGTGCCATTATGGCCAGAATTCTGGAGTTTAGAAGAATTAAGGTCTAGACGAGCGGCGTTAGACATTCGATATTGGAACGCTCAGTATTTACAGAATCCTGTATCTGAAGAAGGCGCTTTAATTAAAAGAGAGTGGTGGAATATGTGGGAAGAAGAGAATCCTCCTCCGTGTGAGTTTACAATTATGACACTCGATGCTGCACAAGAAGCAAATAATCGATCAGACTATAATGCTTTGACAACGTGGGGCGTATTTTTTAACGAAGAGACTAATAATTATAATATAATACTTTTAAATGCTATAAAGAAACGGTTAGAGTTTCCTGAACTAAAAGCTCTTTGTATAGAGGAGTATCGTGATTGGGAACCTGATGCGTTTGTAGTTGAGAAAAAATCTAATGGCGCTGCGCTATATCAAGAGTTCAGACGGATGGGTATCCCTGTCGGAGAGTTTACTCCAGGTAAAGGGCAAGATAAAATTAGTCGAGTTAATGCAGTTTCTGATTTATTTAATTCAGGCGTAGTATGGGCACCTGATAGAAGATGGGCTCACGATGTAATTGAAGAGTGTAATGATTTTCCAAGTGGAGCAAACGATGACTTAGTCGATGCAACGACTTTAGCATTAATGCGGTTTAGGCAAGGTGGGTTTATTAGATTACCTAGTGATGAGGAAGATGATATACCCGGATTTAGAAGTCATAGCCAAAAAAGACTGTATGCTCTATAATATAGCAAATAAATTATGGAAGATTGTGTGGTGGGTAAGAACACTTACACTTATTATATTATATCTTTTTATAATACAAATTAAAAAAATACTAGGAATTTACAATGGCAGCGAATGATATAGATAAAGGATTATCACAGGCACCTCTAGGTTTATCTGACGAAGATATAAAAGACATGATTGGTGAACCCGATCTTGAGATTGAAATAGAAGACCCAGAAGAAGTTACAATTAGAGCAGGCGGACTTGAGATTGAGATTGATCCTGATGCAATGGACGATGGCTTTAATGACAACCTTGCCGAAGAAATAGATGATGACCTACTTCAAAATTTAGCTTCAGACTTAATCGAAGAATATGAAGGTGATTTATCAGCTCGACGTGATTGGTTAGATACTTATGTCGATGGTTTAGAATTATTAGGTCTTAAGATAGAAGATAGAAGTGAACCATGGGAAGGCGCATGTAATGTCTTTCACCCAATTCTTACAGAGACCCTAGTTAAATTCCAAGCAGAAACAATGACTGAAACTTTTCCTGCAGCAGGACCAGTTAAGACTCAGATTATTGGTGCAATGACTCAAGAAAAAGATGATGCTGCTAAACGAGTTCAAGAAGATATGAACTATCAACTAACTCAGAAAATGACTGAGTACAGACCTGAACATGAAAGAATGTTATGGGGTTTAGGTTTAGCAGGTAATGCATTTAAAAAAGTTTATTTTGATCCTTCGTTAGACCGTCAGGTTTCTATGTATATCCCTGCTGAAGATTTAGTTGTTCCTTATGGAGCATCATCTTTAGAAACAGCAGAGCGTGTAACTCATGTTATGCGTAAAACAAAAAATGAATTAAGAAAGTTACAAGTAGCAGGATTCTATCGAGATGAAGATTTAGGTGAACCTTCTCATGACTTAGAAGAAGTTGAGAAGAAGATTGCAGAGAAGATGGGATTCAACGCAACAACAGATAATAGATTTAAAGTTTTAGAAATGCATGTTGACCTTGATCTAGAAGGTTATGAAGATGAAGAAGATGGCAAACCAACAGGTATTGCTTTACCTTATGTTGTAACTATTGAACGCTCAACTCAAACTATCTTAGCAATAAGACGTAATTGGGATCCTGAAGATGATACTAAACAGAAACGTCAACACTTCGTTCATTATGGATATGTACCAGGTTTTGGTTTTTATCATTTTGGTTTAATCCATTTAATTGGAGCCTTTGCTAAATCAGGCACGATGTTATTACGTCAGCTTGTAGATGCAGGAACATTATCTAATCTACCTGGTGGTTTTAAATCTCGTGGTCTTAGAATTAAAGGAGACGAAACTCCTATTGCTCCAGCTGAGTTTCGTGATGTAGATGTACCAAGTGGTACAATCCGTGACAATATTATGGCGCTACCTTACAAAGAGCCTAGCCAAGTTTTAAATCTGTTGATGAACCAAATTATCGATGAAGGAAGGAGATTTGCTTCAGCAGCGGATTTAAAAGTATCTGATATGTCTGCTAATGCCCCAGTTGGAACTACACTAGCAATATTAGAAAGAACTTTAAAAGTAATGAGTGCAGTTCAAGCACGTATTCATTATGCAATGAGACAAGAGTTTAAACTCTTAAAAGGAATTATTAGAGACTATACTTCGCCCGACTATTCTTATACACCTGTTGATGGCGATGCAGCTGTGAAAAAAGAAGATTATGATATGGTTGAAGTTATACCTGTATCTGATCCTAATGCTGCAACAATGTCACAGAAGGTTGTTCAGTATCAAGCAGTAATGCAATTAGCACAACAAAACCCTGATTTATATGACATGGTAGCTCTTAATAGACAGATGTTAGAAGTATTAGGTGTTAAAAATATAGATACATTACTTCCAGATAAAAATAATATAGCCCCTGCAGATCCTGTTACAGAGAATATGAATATATTAAATCAAAAACCTGTACAGGCATTTATATACCAAGATCATGAGGCGCATTTAATAACTCATATGTCATTTAGAGATGATCCTAAAATAAGACAAATGGTAGGACAAAATCCTCAAGCAGGAGCTATGCTTGCAGCTATGGAAGCACACATCGCAGAACATTTAGCTTTTGAATATAAGAAACAAGTAGAAGAACAACTTGGAGTTCCATTACCTAATGTGAATGAAGAGAACCCAATACCTGAAGAATATGAAGTAGAGATTTCTCGACTCGCTTCTGAAGCAGCTAAAAAACTTCTACAGAAAGATATAGCAGAAGCTCAACAACAACAAGCTGAACAACAAGCTCAAGATCCAATGCTTGCAATGCAACAAAAAGAACTTCAACTTAAAGAAATGGAGATCCAAGCTAGAAATCAAAAAACGTTGGCAGACATTGAGATTGATAGAGCTAAAGTTGAATTAGAAAAAATGAAGATTGAATCTACCGAACGAGTAGCAGGAGCTAAATTAGGAGCTGAAGTTACCGCAGGCAAAGACAAACTTAATGCAGAAGAACTACGTCAAGGAGTTAAACTTGGTATGGATGCATTAATGCAAGAGAAAAAGTTAGAAACTGAAATAACTAAACAGGTTATCAACAAGCAAAGAAAGGACTAATCCATGTTAGATGGAACGTTAAAAGTTCTAGCTGAAAAGTTAGAAGAAGAACGCAATATTATTTTAGAGTCATTAGGTGATGGGCATGCGCAAGATTTTGCTCAATACCAAAACAGTGCAGGCATTATACGAGGTCTCATGATTGCACAAAGACATATAGCAGACCTTGCAAAAAATATGGAGATGGACGATGAGTGAAATCATTACGCCAAATAAAGCTATTGTAGACCCTAAAGGAAATACAGTAGTGAACGAAGAACCTAAGCAAGAACAAAAACCCACCCAATTACCAAAAGTCAAAGGATACCGTATTTTATGTGCTGTACCTGAGGTTGCTGATAAATATGAAAGTGGTTTAATTAAAGCTGATAAAACAAGACACATTGAAGAACATTCAACCGTGGTTTTATTTGTTATTAAAGTAGGAGATATGGCTTATCAAGATAAAGACCGTTTTCCTACAGGACCCTGGTGTAAAGAAGGCGACTTTGTAATCACCAGAGCATATTCGGGCACTCGTATCAAAATACATGGTAAAGAGTTCCGCATTATTAACGACGATACCGTAGAAGCAGTGGTCGATGACCCACGTGGATACGAACGCGCATAAGGAGAAACAGTATGGCTAGTATTATAAATGAGATACCTGAAGAATTAAAAGATGAAGAGATGACGGAAGTTGAATTAGATTCTAAAGAGGACAAAGAGGACTACGAAGAAGCAGTAAAGGCGAAGAAAGAAGAATCTAAGCCTAAACAAGAAGAGCTCTTTGAAATCGAAGAGGAAGATGACACTCCTCCAGAAGATAGAAATCGTGACCCACTACCGAAAGAAGTTGTTGAAGAACTAGAAAATGACAACTTAGATGATTATTCATCACGTGTAAAAGAACGCATGGCTCAACTTAAAAAAGTTTACCATGATGAAAGACGTGAAAAAGAAAGAGCTGCACGAGAAAAAGAAGAGGCGATTCGTTATGCTCAACAAATCATCGAAGAAAATAAAAAACTTAAAAACACGCTAAGTTCAGGTGAAGAAAGTTATATTAATACTCTTAAAGAAAAATATGAAACAGATGTAGCTGTTGCTAAAAGAGATTATAGAGAAGCTTATGATGCAGGAGATTCTGAAAAGATTATTGAAGCTCAAACTAAGTTAAATGAAGCTCAGTTTAAATTGCAAAATACACTAGGTATGAGGCCTCAATATCAAAGCCAAGCTTTACAAACCCCTGAAAATAGTGTACAAATACAACAACAGCAACAAGTACAACAAAACACCCCTAAACCTGATAGTCGAGCTTTAGCTTGGCAAGATAAAAACCAATGGTTTGGGCAAGATGAAGAGATGACGAGCCTCGCACTAGGGCTACATGAAAAATTAGTTAGATCGGGCATAAACCCATCTACTGATGAGTATTACCGTCGTATTGATGATACGATGCAGAAAAGATTCCCAGAATACTTTGGGGACACTGATTCGTTGGAAGAGGATAAACCCGCCCAACGCAAACCATCGACTGTAGTTGCTCCGGCTACGCGTAGTACCGCGCCTAAAAAAGTACGATTGACTAAAACACAATTAGCTTTGGCTAAGAAGTTTAAGTTAACCCCGGAACAATATGCAAGAGAACTTTTAAAAACGGAGAACGCAAATGGATAACAGAAAAAGTAGAGAAGTAGTAACTCGTGAAGAAACAGATATGAGAACAAAGCAATGGGCACCCCCATCTTTGCTCCCAGAGTTTAATAAACAAGCAGGATGGGCATATCGATGGATACGAGTCACGCTCGCTAACGAACCTGATGCCAGGAACGCTTCTTCGAAAATGCGTGAAGGCTGGGAACCTGTGAAACATTCAGAACACCCAGAAATAAAATTAACGTCAAACCCTAACAGCCAATATAAAGATGCTGTTGAAGTAGGTGGTTTGATACTTTGTAAAATGCCACAAGAAATGGTAGATCAAAGAAATGCATACTATAAACAAAAAACAGAAGGTCAAGCTCAAGCAGTTGATAATAGCTTCTTGAAAGAAAATGACCCACGTATGCCACTATTCTCTGATAAAAAATCTACTAAGTCTTTTGGTAAAGGTTAAAATCTTTAAGGAGATATTATTATGGCAACAACAGCCGCACCTTACGGTCTAAAAGCCGTTAATTTGGTAGGGGGTCAGCCTTATGCTGGTTCTACTCGCCAAATCAAAATTGCGTCTGCTTATGCTTCTAACATATACAACGGTTCAGTAGTTTCTATCGTAGCTGCTGGTACAGTTGAAATCGTTGACGAAGTTGGTACAAATGCTTCTGCATTTCCAGCTGGTACAGTCGGCGTATTTGTTGGATGTTCATATACAGACCCAAATACTAAACAAAAATTATTCTCACAATATTGGCCAGCTTCTACAGCTGCTTCTGATGCTGTGGCTTATGTTATTGATGATCCAGATGTAGTATTTCAAATCCAAGCGGACGAAGCAGTTGCTCAAGCAGCTCTTGGTTCAAACCTTGGCGTAGTGAATCCTACAGCAGGTTCTACTGTAACAGGTAACTCAACAATGGCAGCAGACCCAACAACACTTGACGTGACTAACACTATCGCGTTTAAAATTGTTGATTTTGTTGATAGCACAACTTCATCTGTTGGTGATGCTAAAACAGACTTATTGGTTAAATTTAACCCATTGTCTCATGCATACACTAACGGTACTGGTATTTAAGGAGAATAAACCATGGCAATTTCAAGAGCTCAGTTATTAAAAGAGTTGCTTCCTGGCCTAAATGCTTTATTCGGAAATGAATATCAGCGTTATGGTGAAGAGCACAAAGAAATCTACGAAACAGAATCATCAGAAAGAAGTTTCGAAGAAGAAACAAAACTATCAGGCTTCGCAGCTGCACCTAATAAAGCAGAAGGTTCAGCAATCGCTTACGATAATGCACAAGAAGCTTGGACAGCAAGATACAACCACGAAACCATCGCTTTAGGTTTCTCTCTAACAGAAGAAGCAGTTGAAGATAACCTCTACGACACTTTATCTGCTAGATACACTAAAGCATTAGCTCGTGCTATGTCTTACACAAAACAAGTTAAAGCTGCTAACGTTTTAAACAACGGCTTTGATGGT